GCAGAAGGCGTTATTACAGTGGAAGAGTCTAACACAGCTGAAGACTCGCTAGAAACAGTAGAAGGTATGCAATTTGATTGTGGTTATCTATCTCCATACTTTATTAATGACCAACAAAATATGCAAGTTCAATTGGAGAATCCTTTAATTCTGCCAGTTAATAAAAAACTAAGAGACTTAAAAGAATTAGTAAAAGTTTTAGAATACTGTATTTCCCAATCGCGAGCTCTACTACTGATAGCTGAAGATCTAGATGGTGAAGCATTAGCTGGTATTATTGTAAATAATGCTAGAGGAACTTTAAAAGTGGCAGCTGTAAAAGCACCAGGATTTGGAGATGGTCGAGAAGATAACATGGACGATATATCTATTTTAACTGGAGCTTCTACTATAAATCCTAAAAAGGGAATGAAGCTAGAAAACTTTAATCCTGACTGGTTTGGAACTGCTAGGTTGGTAACCATTACAAAAAGAAATACGACTATAATAGATGGAGCTGGAGAAGCTGATGATATTCTGAATCGTATAGAAGAAATAAAAACTCTTATTGAAAATTCTAATTCGCATTATGATAAAGAGAAACTACAAGATAGGATGTCTAAGTTGGCAGGTGGTGTAGCTATTGTTAGGATTGGTGCGGAATCAGAAATAGAAATGAAAGAGAAAAAAGATCGTGTAGAAGATGCACTCCATGCTACTCGTGCAGCTATAAATGAAGGTATTGTTCCTGGAGGTGGTGTAGCACTAATAAAAGCTGCTGCCCAAGTAGAATTTGATGCAGATGATTTTGAAAATTCGGAACAAATAGATGGTGCGAATTTAATTCTTAAAGCATGTAAATCTCCATTTAGATCAATAATGGAAAATGCAGGCTTAAACTCGGAAGTTATTTGGAATAACATCTATGACTCAAGACCTGATAACAAACCGGAATCTGAATCTTTTAATTATGGCTATGATGCTAGAAAAGAAACGTATGGTGATATGTTTGAAGCAGGTATTATAGATCCTCTAAAAGTAACTAGAGTGGCATTAGAAAAAGCAGCTTCTGTAGCAGGGACTATGCTAATAACCGAATGTATAGTAACTAAACAAAAAGAAGATAAAGATGTTATGCCACAAATACCTGGTATGATGTAGGAGAAGCCATGAATCAGAATCCCCAATTAAATATAAATCCTGACGACTTAGTAGATGTAGTTTGTGAAAAGTGTGAAAACCAAACATTTACTATGGCGTTTTTATTTAAAAAAATATCTGCAGTTCTTTCCCCAAATGGAAAAGAATCTATGATACCTCTGCAAGTTTACAAGTGTGATTCTTGTGGACATATAAATAAAGAATTTTTACCTAAAGGATAGTATGCCTGAAGATGCAGTAAAACATCCTAAGCATTACACCAAAGGAATCGAAATGTGGGACTATGCACATTCTCACAATCTCGATTTCTTTGAGGGTAATGTTATAAAGTATGTCACCAGGTGGCGAACCAAAAATGGACTGGAAGATCTAAGAAAAGCCAAACAATATCTCGATAAATTAATCGAACATAATGAAAACAAAAGTCCAAAATAATTTTTTATATTGGATTTTTTTTATTATATTAGTAGTAGGAACATATGGAAAAGTACACAAACTATTATATAAAAGCTAAAAAAGCAGGCAAGAAAACCATTTCTTATAGCCAGCTAAATCTGTATAATCAGTGCCCAAAAAGTTGGGAACTTCAATACATTCACAAGCATAAATCATGGGAGCCAACTATATTTAATGTTTTTGGTACTGCCATTCATGAATGTATTCAAGAATTTCTAACCGTTATGTATAATTCTACAGCAAAAGCTGCAGAGGCTTTACCCTTAGCAAAATCTCTCCAAGCTCAAATGTATGATTTGTATCAGAAGGAAGTTAAAAAAACTGGCGAACATTTTAGTACTCCTGACGATTTAAAATCTATTTATTATGAAGGTGTAGATATATTAGACTATCTTGTAAAGAATAGAGGTAAGTATTTTACAAAAAAGAATACGGAATTGGTTGGTATAGAAATGCCAATATTCACAGAATCAGAATCTAATTCTAACATATTAATTTTTGGATTTTTAGATGTTGTTCTTAAAGAAGGCGATAGAATAAAAATACTAGACCTTAAAACTTCTACTTGGGGTTGGTCTAAGGGGGAAAAGAAAAAAAATGGTGACCAACTTAGATTATATAAAAAATACTTTTCTAAGCAGTATGACGTCCCAGAATCTAATATAGATGTGGAATACTTAATACTAAAAAGAAAGCTTTATGAAAATATGGATTTCCCTCAGAAGAGATTCCAGCTTTATAAACCTTCAGCAGGTAAACCATCTCTAAATAAAATGGAAAAAAAACTAACTGGGTTTATAGAAAATGTTTACAATATGGATGGTACATTTAGAGACAAAGCCCAATTTCCTGCGACTTCTGGGGTTAAAAATGCAAGCTGCAAATGGTGTCCATTTATTAAAAATTACGAATTATGTCCGAAAGAAAACAGAATAGCTCAGTAAAGGTTGGTATAATAGGTTCTAGAAACTGGCAAAATCATAAAAAGGTTAAAGATGCTATATACAACTTAAAGTTAAAATTTGGTGAAAGGCTAATAATAGTCTCTGGTGGTTGTCCCAATGGAGCAGACGCAATGGCAAAAAAATATGCCTTGGAGTTTGAATGTTATTATAGAGAGTATAACCCAAGCCACACTAACAAAAATTTATACTCAGCTATGAATGAAGCATTTTATGGTAAAACATATACACCAAAAAACTTTTTCCATAGAAATAAATTGTTAGCAAGAGGTGTTGATTATCTTATGGCTTTTATACCAAATGGAGAAGAATCTAGCGGAACTATCCATACAATTAAGGAAGCTAAAAAGTGTATAGATTCTAAAAAAATAATTATAATATCATAATTTTTTCTTATATACGTATATTTATATATACAATAAGGAGAAAGAGTTATGAAGAATGCAAAATTAACATCAGTTAATGTTAACAAGAGTAATCATAAAGAATTCAAAATATTATCTATTAGAGAGAATATAACTTTCCAGAGCCTGGTTAATATAGCACTGGATAAATATGTAAACGATAATAAATTTAGAAATATGATTAACGAAAACAAATAAGGTTTTAAATGAAAAAAAAGGTTTTATTATTATCGGATGACTTGAGAGTTCCATCTGGTATAGGTACAATGTCACAAGCTTTTATTAAGGGTACATTAGATAAATTCGATTGGATTCAGATAGGTGGTGCAATAAAACATCCCGATGCTGGAAAAGTATTTGATATGTCTGAGGCCATGGCTAAAGAAACTGGAGTTAAAGATGCTTATTTAAAAGTCTTTCCTGTAGATGGCTATGGAGATCCTGGCATACTTAGAGAAGTTATTAAATTAGAAAAACCTGATGCTATCCTGCACTTTACAGATCCTAGATTCTGGGGTTGGTTATATGCTATGGAACATGAACTAAGACAAGAAATTCCTCTAATGTATTATAATATTTGGGATGATCTACCATTTCCACATTGGAATGAAAACGCTTATGAATCCTGTGATTTACTTATGGCAATATCTAAACAGACTTATAACATCAATAAGCATGTTTGTCAGCGTAAGCCTAGAGTAGAAGGATTAGACTTAAGATATGTTCCTCATGGTGTAGACCATAATATTTTTAAACCTTTGGATTATGCTGATTATGCCGATATGAAAACAAAAATATTTGGTGATCGTGAAATAGATTTCTTGGGACTATTTAATAGTAGAAATATTACAAGGAAGCATCCAGCGGATTTAATATCGGCCTTTTCAGGATTTGTAAAAGATTATGTACCTTCAGACAAGAAAGCTGCTTTACTATTGCACACTGACCCAGTTGATCAGCATGGGACAGATTTACCAGCAGTAGCTAAAAAGATTGCACCAAATGTAGAGGTAATATTTAGCAACCAGAAGTTATCATCTCAGGACCTAAACAAGCTTTATAATATTGCTGATGTCATGTGTAACCCATCGTCAGCAGAAGGCTTTGGCTTAACTCACATGGAAGCTATGATGGCTGGTACGCCAACAATAGCATCAGCAATCGGAGGACTACAAGATCAAATGGGCTTTTTAGTTGATGGCAAACCATTTGGTGTAGAGCATTTATCCGAAGAAGTCCCTAGTAATAGTACAGGTTTAATTTCTAAAGAGTATGGTAAATGGACTTACCCATTATGGCCTCAGGTAACTTTACAAGGTTCACCAATGACACCTTATATTTATGATTCTAGAGTTTCCATAACCAGTATAAAAGAAGGTTTGCGTTGGTGGTTTGAAATGACTCCGGAGCAAAGAAAAACGTGTGGTCTTGCCGGTAGGAAATGGGC